AACGAACGACTCAAACGCGAACTAAAATACCAAGATGCCCGAGAAGGCCACATCGGTACGCACGGGCCGGAGTGCTGGACGTTTGGTCCGCGTCACTACGAATGCGCAATCAGACACATAAACTCAATGACGGACGACGGAAAATGACACACAGAAACGTTACACAACCGTGGCCGGACAAATCACCGGACAACGTAAACAATCCAGCGCACTACAAGCAAGGCAAGATTGAGTGCATCGAAGCAATCCAGTCTGCGCTGACCGAAGAGGAATTCCGTGGCTACTGCAAAGGCAACGCGCTCAAGTACATCTGGCGCGAGAAGCACAAGGGTGGTGACGAGTCGATCAATAAAGCCCTGTGGTATTTAAACTATATGGCGCAGTGCGTGTAATGTCCCAGATTAAAGACGACAATCCAGACGTTGCGCTCTGCGCTTCTGTTGTTATGGGGTTGCCCAATGGGTTACGCCGCGCAGAGATAGCAACGTTGGTTAGATTTAGCACGGACAAAACAAGTAGGCTGCTGACGATCAACCGCAGGCTTGGAGTCCTGAAGATGTACGGTATGCTGTGGGTTGAACCTCAGTTCTACGATGCTTTGCGTGAGGACGCAATAGAGCAAGCTAAGATGCTCAAGAAGATGCGTGAAGCAAAGCGTATGCTTGCGAAGAAGCTCAAAGAACGTGAAGCAGCTACACCGACCAATCCCAATAGGCTTCACGCACCCAACAGCGTGTGGCAGTTACAGGATTTCATCTAAGTTTTGGGGGTGTGTGGTGACAGCGGGTTAGCGCCGCTGTATGGTTGATGATATAGCACAAACACTGCTACATGTGAGCAGCACACACCCCCATCTAAACAAGGAGAAAGCAATGACACCAGAAAAGAAAGTTAAGAACTCGTGCATAAAAATAATAACGGACAACAATGCGTATTACTTCTTTGCGCCAGCTAATGGCTATGGAAGGTCAGGCATACCAGACATTGTGATATGCCATAAGGGAAAGTTCTTGGCAGTAGAGTGCAAGGCAGGATACAACAAAACAACCCCACTACAGGAGAGGGAGATCATGGCAATACACAAGGCAGGCGGCGCAGCTATGGTTGTGCGCGAAGACACCATCGACATGCTTAGCGCATGGTTTGAAAGGAACTGACATGGCTGATATGGAAAGAGAACTTACCAAGGTTGAGTTAGAGGTGATAAGCCACGTGAAGGCTATGGGCGAAGAGGAACATACGTCTTTTATGAACACAATACTTGCTGTGTCCCGCTGCTATATGCACGACTCCAAGTACCACGCGCTTATCTGTGTGCATGACGGGGACAGTGACTTCCAGATGTTTGGCGCTAATGTGGACAAAGATGAAGCGCACGCAATGGCTATGATGGCAGCGATCAGTATCTCCAGTGAACCTAAGCCGGAGCAAGCACATTGAGCGCCCCCTACGAACAGATACTCACGATTGACTTTGAGACTTACTGGGACAGCAAGACATACACGCTGTCCAAGATGACGACAGAGGAGTACATACGCCATGAAACCTTTCTACCTTTTGGATTTTGCGCCCACATATACGGTAGCGCAGAACCGACTAGATGGGTTAGCCGACAGGACATACCTGAGTTCCTTGCTGGGTTCGACTGGGGACGGACAGCCGTCCTCGCTCATAACGCCCAGTTCGATATATCAATCCTCTCATGGGTTTTCAACGTCCGACCCTGTTTCATCTTCGACACCCTGTCAATGGCACGAGCTTTACGCGGCGTGGAGGTTGGCAATAGTCTCGCCAAACTTGCAACAGATTTTGGTCTTCCCGAGAAAGGGCGGGCGGTGTATTCGACAGACGGTGTGTCCGAGTTGGACGGACACTTGGAGTCTGAACTCGCCGAATATTGCAAACACGACGTATATCTATGCGAGCAAATTTTTGAGCGTCTTGAAGAAGGGTATCCGAAATCGGAACTGCGACTCATCGACATGACCTTGAAGATGTACACGCAGCCCAGACTCATACTGGACGCTGAGATGTTGAGCGAAGCCATCGACAAGGAGAAGGAGCAACGAAGCCGCTTACTTGAGAAGTTAGAGATTGATGAGGCAGAGCTTGCATCGAACCCCAAGTTCGCTGCGCTGTTGACCAAGCTAGGCGTAGTGCCCCCAGTCAAGACAAGCAAGACCACCGGCAAGCAAGCGCTAGCCCTTGCCAAGAACGATGCGCTGTTCCAAGCGCTGCTCAACGGAGAGAATGAAGATGTTGCACTGCTGTGCGAAGCCCGACTCAAGGTCAAGTCCACCTCAGAACGAACTCGCGCACAACGCTTCCTTGATATTGCGGGTCGCGGCACGCTACCTGTGCCTCTCTCCTACTACGGGGCCAGCACAGGGCGGTGGACTGCCAGCAAGGGCAGCGCCATCAACATGCAGAACCTCAAGCGCGGATCATTCTTACGCAAGGCAATAATGGCTCCTAACGAATGTCAGTTGGTTGTCGGCGACTTGAGCCAGATCGAGCCGCGTGTGTTGGCATGGCTGTCCGACTCACACTCACTGCTGGACATCTTCAGGTCTGGTGCTGACCCATACGCACGGTTCGGTGCAGACATGTTCGGTGTGCCGGGTATGACGAAGGACAGCCACCCCGACCTAAGACAGTCGGCCAAGTCAGCACTGCTAGGCGCTGGGTATCAGCTAGGCTGGGCATCGTTTGCAGCGCAGTTGCTTACGGGGTTCCTGGGCGCACCGCCAGTCATGTACGGCACCAAGTTCGCTAAGAACCTGGGCATACGCGCCGACGATGTGCTGGGCTTTATCGGTTACCACAAGAACTTTGTGCGGATGATGGAGATACCACACACTTGTTCTGAGTACGACCTTGGCATCCATTGCATCGTGGCTAAGGTGATCATCACTCGATACCGGGAGGTGTCTCAGCCCATCGTGGCCTTCTGGAACTTGTGCCAACATCTTATAGAGTACAGCCTGTATGAGGGTAAACCCTATGAGATCAAGTGTTTGCAGTTCAGCAAGGGTGCGATCCGCTTGCCAAGCGGGATGAAACTGCTGTATCCTGACCTTCGCCCTTCCAAAGACGCTGAGGGGCGGCTACAATGGGTGTACGGCAAGGACGCTACCAAGCTCTACGCCGGGAAGATAACGAACAACGTTACACAAGCTGTTGCTAGGTGTGTGATGACCGACGGGATGCTACGAGTACAGAAGAAGTACTTTGTGGCAGGCACTGTGCATGATGAGTTGATTGCGGTTGTACCAGATGAGGAAGTTGAATTCGCTAAGACTTGGGTCTTGGCGCAAATGACTATGGAGCCGAAGTATTTACCCGGCATACCTTTGAACGCTGACGGTGGGGCAAATCGTCGGTATGGGTTAGCGAAGACCTAAAGGAGAACTAAGATGAAAATTCCAAAACAAGTAAAGATTGGCAGAAACAAGTGGCATATAAAGCGTGTACACACAATGCCGCGCAAGGGGCACAGCGGGGAGGCTGACTTCTTGCGCCGCGTACTGACTGTTGCTACGCACAGCAAGGCAACTGGTGCTAAGTACCCCGAGGCGATTGCCAGTGAAGTGTTTTGGCATGAACTTACCCACGCCATCCTGTACGACATGAACACCACACTGACGTACAACGAGAAGTTCGTAACCGCTTTTGCCAAGCGGCTCAACCAAGCGATCAACACGGCAGTGTTATGACGGCACCGCAAGTAGTTACATGGTCGCATTCAGCACTCAAAGACTTTGAGGGGTGCGCTAGGCGGCATCACGAAGTCAAGGTGCTGAACCGCTACCCCTTCGTGGACACTACGCATACCATCTACGGTAAAGAAGTTCACACAGCCATCGAAGACTATATCGAGAAGAGCCTGCCCATCCCCGAGAAGTATATCTTCGTCAAGCCTGTGGTGGACACGCTGCTCAGTAAGAAGGGGCGCAAGTTCGCTGAGTACGAGATGGCGCTCACTCCTGAGTTGAAACCCTGCAAGTTCTCCGACCCTGGTCGGTGGGTGCGGGGCATCGCTGATCTGATTATTGTGGACGACGATAACCTTACTGCGCGTGTCATCGACTGGAAGACTGGCAACGACAGATACCCTGACAGGGACCAACTTGTTCTCATGTCCTTGATGGTGTTTGCCTACTTCCCGCATGTACGGCAAGTCAACTCAGCGCTGTTCTTTGTGGTCAAGGGCAGCATGATCAAGCACAAGATGGTTCGGGAAGACATCGACGCAGCTTGGTGGAAGTATCGTGAGCGCGTGGCTAAGCTGAGCGCTGCGTATGAACACAATGTGTGGAACCCAACGCGGTCCCCCTTGTGTGGTTGGTGTCCTGTTAAGAGTTGTTCGTTCAACACAAAGCGATGAAAGGCTGATATGGCAACCCGTGATTACAAGAATGAGTACAAGCTAGACCTCAAGACTGGCAAGTCGGGGCCGGGGTCATCCCAGCACGAACGACAGCGAGCGCGGCGCAAGTTCGACGCAGATGGGGTTGATAGGACAGGCAAAGACATTGACCACATCAAACCCCTACGCAAAGGTGGCAAGTCCACTCCCGGCAACCTCAGACTGAGAAGCCC